TTTGTGCATTAACGTGCATAGAGCTACCACTCGCCATACTTCCTTCATGATAACAATCAGGTAAAGGTTGGGGTGGAACGCACGGGACGTTGTGGAGCCTGACAACATCACCAGACGGAGTTCTCTCAACATAGAGTTCCTCATCGTCTGAAAGATCTAGACCTTCTTCTTCATTCTGTTCAAGGTTAGATATTCTCCGCTCAATTTTAATATCTTCTAGAGCTCGAAGTTTCTCCTCCCTTCTCAACATCTTTCTAAAACGTTCAAATAGTACTGTCTCCTCATCTTCAACAAAAGTAAAACCTGTTGGCATCTGAACTAAATACAACGATGAAATTGTTCCTGTTGTTACAGTGCCTACAGTAAATGTGATTGTTGTTCCAATAGAGGCACCAGTCAGTATAGAAGTGTAGCCTAAATTAAGATCTCCTGAAGAAGCAGGTGGGCCAACAGCATTTGTTATGGTACCAGATGATGCAACAACAGAAAATGAACCGGTAAATGTACCAGAAGCATTAAGTGTCCAAGAGATTAGAAGGGGAGAAGTAGTTGTTGTAAGAGTAACTACATTTCCAGAGACCGTTGCTAGAGAACTACCTTGTATTACATTTGATGCGAATAATGAGGCAGTTGTTGGTGCTGTAGAACGAATTGACATACCAGACACACTAGCACTTGACGTAGCAACAGGTAATTCTGGGGAAATCAACGCAACCTTATAAGAAACAAAAAGCGCGCCAATCTTAGTGGTAACATTACAACCATCTGTTGCAATATAAAAGTTACCAAGATCATACGTTTTTAAATCGGTACCGCTAACCGTTCCTGTCCTCACATAAAGATCCTTCACGAATTTAGACTTTGGTGGTATTCTCAACTTTAAATTGATATAAGGAGAACCAACAGTTTTGACATTTAAGTCAATCAAAGCAGTGGAAGAGGGAGGTGCCGCATCAACTGCATCAGGATCAAAAGCCATATAGACTGTCCCAGTTGTTGAGGTGGCTGTAGCTTGGACATACCAAAATTCAAGTTGCAAAAACTTATAAAATTCGAAATTGTCAGCTATAGCAGCCATCCAAGGAAATGTTGCAGCAAGACCAGGATTGAGACTATAAGAGGTGGTAGTAAAAGCAGAAGTCCCACTAATGTCAGCCAGTTTCTCAAAGTGAGTACCGACAAATGGCTTCTTTTCGCGGGGAAACGAC